TTGATGGGTTCATCATCATCAAACTCAGGTTGCATAGCACCCATAATCTTATCAAAGATTTTCTTACCAAACTTGTAGAGAAATACTTTGCCTTCGTTCTCTGGATTAGCAGGGTCTTTTACAACATAGATGTTGGCATAGTAAGACAGTTTACGTTTCTGCTTACGTGCTTCATCCTTATCTGCATCAGAACCAGAGTTCCACAGAACACGATTGTGCTCAGACACAGGGTCTTGATTTCCAAGAGTAGTCAGAGAGTTTTCAATATACCATCCACCAGGACCTTGGAAGGCGTGAGACCATACCTGTACCCAAGGAAGTTCACTACCTTCAGGTGCTGGAAGGAATCGGATAACAGCAGATCCTACACCACTCTTGTCCATTACAGGTTTCCAGAGTCGTTCGTCACCCTTGGAACCATTAGAATTCATTTTTTCAACTTGCTTCACCAGTTTCTCGGTGAGGCTGCCCATTCGGGACTGTTTTTTAAGGTCAGCAAAACCCATTTGTATTCTCCGTATTAGTTAGTATTCGGTGTGTGTCGTATTGACCTACTAATTATAGCAGGTATGGGGGTCAGTCGTCAAGGCTTTTCTCAAGTGCGTCTATTTGAGACTGCATGAGATCGAAAAACTCATTGATTCCCTGTCCCTTTTGGAGTCCAAATAGTGAAGCAGATTCAAGAATGCGTTCTTTCATTTCCTTTGCTTCAGGGTCATCTGATAGAGACAATCTAAAAATGAAGATTTTTTGTTTCTCAAGGAAAGACCTCATCAAATCTAATTGTTCACGTTTGCCAGAATCCTCAGCAAAAGGAAGTGTCATAACCGACTCAAATAATTCCTTTTGAAGTTTGTCGAGCTCCATAACAGACTCTCTGACTACATCAGAATCGAAAAATTCTCCACTCATAACACTATTTCTTTTAAAATTTGCTTACATTTGTTCTCATTAATATTTAGGAAAGGTTTATACTTTTTTATCTTAGTACTTACGGTTTCCCACACTGGGTCTGACTCCATCTTTTTATCAAATCTTTTTGTATATCCCAAAATAATATCCAGGATAACCATTGTCTCTATGGTAATAGCATTCTGTAAATGCTTTTTAAGTATTAAAGGATGCTGATGTTGTTTGCACTCAAACATTGAATCAAAATCATCAGACAGAAAAACCTCACTTTCTGTCTTAAACATGTAAGTGAGGCTTTGGATTCTTTTTTGCCAGTCAGAATAGTTCTGTTCACCACTAGCAATTATTTCACCAATCCAAAGTTTGCTAGGGTCTGTACATTGTATAAAGTTAGCAACAAAATACGCCTTGATTTCATCATCCTTCTTCTGACGAGACATTTTTTCAAAGAAGTATCGGTCTTTTCTTTTATGAAAAGACTGAACAGATGCTCTGGACCTACCACAATATTTGAAGTAATCGTAGTTAGGTTTGGTGAAGTGATTTTTTATAGCAAGGTACGTTTTGTAGCAGTCAAAAGGTGTCACTTTCAAAATTTCAAAGTTGCTCTACTAGTTTTCTTTAAGAAGTTAAGTTGAATTGCTTCGCACTTAAGTTTTTCCTTTAATGGTTTGGAAATCAACTTAGGTACAGTCTCAATCTCAATGTTATTTTCTTCGCAATAAGTCACTATCGCATCGATGTAAGTAATCTTAGATGTTTTTACAATATATTCGATGTCTTGTGCAAACTTTTGCGGACATAAAAACTTGTCTTTAATAGCATCTTTTATATTGTTTTGCATATTAAGAAGTTCTACTGTTAATAAGTTCTCTAAAACATTATCTGATGCTGTAATCATATAATTAAAAAATAAAAAAGTTCATAATTTATATTCTACACCATAGTGGGAATATTGTCTCCCCCCTTTGTCATGTTTGTGAATTGACAAATGCTTTGATGTATTGAACAAGAAGTCTAATGTACTTCTCTTTGTCGTATTCTTCATATACGACACAATCTCCACTTTCACATGCCATTATAATTACAAATTTTTTAACTGAGATACCAGTTAATTCCTGGAGCATACATGCATAAGCACAACATTGAACAAAGTAGTGTTCAATCCATTCTCTAGGTTTTTCTTTCTTTGATGTTTTAAAGTCGATGATTGCCAACTCACCTTCATATTCTGCAATACAATCGACTGTTCCTGCAATTCCCAGGTATTTGCTATACAGGGAACTTTCTAGGGCATGTATGTTATTTATCTTATCAAGTTCTGGCTTAGCAATCTTGAATAAAAACTCAGATAATGGTTGGACTTTGGGTAGTTCTGGAATATTAAGAAGATAGTTTTCAGTCAACGTGTGCATGTCAGTGCCACGACTCGTTGCCTGCTTTGTAATTCTATCTGCCTTTTCTATTCCAATTTTTTTCCTCCACTCTGCAAAGAACTCTTTGTTCTTATGACTAGTGATTGAAGTGATAGAGACAAGTTTTAATAACTCGTCTCCATCGGGAACTTTATAGAATCGAATTCCATCAATAGTCTCCCTTTGAAGTCTTGGGAGAGTAACATCAACATGATTAAACAACATTAAATTCCTGATTCCATCTTAGCAACAAGATACTCTTTAACAAGTCCAGAACGGACAATATCATTAATATCAAACTCAATTATATCAAAGGATGGCATCTTTCTCAACACATCCATGAAATCACTAATTCCATTACGTTCTTTATCCTTTACAAGGTCAGACTGTCTTCCATCACCACAGAAAACTATTCTACTATTTTCACCAACACGGGTGATGATAGAATCAAGTTCGTGGAAATTCATATTCTGGAACTCATCTACGATAATGATAGAGTTATCCAGAGTCGTACCTCTCAAGAATGAAGTTGACCAAAACTTGATGGTCTCTTGCTGTTTAAGATTGCCATAGAGCATCTCAAAATCAGTTTCAGTAGGAAGTTGGAACATATACTTTACCATATTCTTATATGGAATCTGATAAAGTGCTGCCTTGTCATCATGGTCACCAGGAAGGAAACCAATCTCCCTAGTTGCTACCAAAGAACGGACAATATAAATCTGCTCATATGGAGTGATTTCATTCAGAACATCTTTAAGTGCATTATACAATGCAATAAAGGTCTTGCCTGTACCAGCACAACCATAAGCAACTATTTGCTTATCCTCAGAATAAGAATTGAAGAACAATTTCTGATTATCAGTCAAGGGCTCAATAGGAATAAGCAAATCTTGATTGATTGGTTTCTTTCTTTTTAATTGTTTTGCAGTCAGACTGTTACTGTTTTGGTCTGTTTTCTTTCTACGTGCCATGTCAAATCTTAAGGTTACGTGCTCCAGGTTGCTGTGATGCTTTTTCTAGTACTTCGTTCCAACCAGGGTGGTTCTTTACTAGTTTATTCTGGAAGTCTCCAACCTCTCCAAATTTAGGAGCATTGTCAGGAGTGTAATATCTTTCCCACTCTGGGTTATCTTCTCTCCACTGGTCCCAGTCGTGAACACTCATGACCACTTCTTTTGTTTCACCAGTTTCAGTATGTTTAACAGGATATGTTGCCAAGTGTAAACTCCTATAATGTATCAATATTTAGACCCACTCCATTGCTTCTGCAACGGCAGGGAATTGTTCGACAAAAATGCCTTTTGCCATGTTAGCAATATCCATATGCTCTTTCTGAGTTCCATTAGCAGAACGCAATTCGATATAATGGATCCATGAGCGAACTGAGCCCGTCATGTAAATTCTTGTTGGACATGCTAAAGGAAGTACAAAGCGAGCACACTCCTTTGCGATCCCCTCATCAAGCATTTTTTGGTACAAGTCTACACCATGCTTGAAGTGATCTTGCATTAGCATTTCAAATTTCTGTCGAACAAACGGGTCAATGTCATCGATAGAATTTTGACGATTCTTGGTGTCTTGTCTACGGAGTTCTGGAAGGGCAATCTCCGTTGAGAGTAAGGTGGAATCAGCATAACGTTGTGAAAATTCTTGATATGTAAAACTACGGTGGCGCAATATTTGAGCTGCCAAACCTCTAGTTGTATTAATTTCAACAGTCATGTATGCCTGCTCAAAGATACTCCAGTGCTGATGCTTCACGCAATACTTCAGCAGTCCAGAGAACTTTTCGTTTTCCTGGTTATTAGGATTGCTCACACGGGCACAATATGCCATGTGCTTTTCTGCATCAGGTGTTACAGAAATTAGGTTTACAGTTTGCTTCATTAGTTCAGTCTGGGTATCCATCATCATCGGAAAAGACCTCATCATAGTCTCGGTAATACTCTGCTGGGTCATCAAAGTTCTCTGCTTTATATGCATCTACGTCAGAATAAACTTCTGATTTCAAACCATCAACAAGCAACTCCAGATTCCTGACAATTAGTTTTAATCTCTCTTTGTCCATAATCTATGTGAGGTATCAATTGGAATTCTACACAAAAAAAGGAGACCCGTCAAGGTCTCCTGAAAAAGTTATAAGCAATCAATCATGATAAGAGTCTCCTACATACTTTCTTACATGATGCTTGGTCGTCTTCACACTCTATTAGGCATTCATAGTAGTCGTTTATAATCTGAATATCGGACTCTAAGTCGTCTATTGTGTCTTCAAAGTGCCTCCATTCGGTTAATTGTTCCTTAGCAATTATGTTGTGCATAATACACCTCTATCGAATTAACAGGGGAGTGATAACAAGGGGGTTTTGGGAATCAAATCCCAACATTTAGGGTCATCTCTCTACCTCTTTAATTCTATACTATGTAGGCAAGTTTGTGTTAATTTACATACAATTATTACATTTTTACTTAAGTCAAACTAACTACATATATCTACACATATACAATAAAAAAGAGGGGTTAAACCCCTCTCTGATTTATTTGAAAAGGAGTTTAATCTCTCCGTATAGTAGTGAAAGAAATACTACTGAAGTTAAGGATATAATCCCTACTGTTTGTAGTGGTTCCATATCACTTGGAGTAAGTCTTACCACGGTAGCAGAATGTACCATGGGTTTCCTTACTTTCTACACAACGTGTATCATACTCAACACCACGATATGCGGTATGAGCAATCTGTGCGTCGTGAAGTGCAGCAGCCTTTTCGATCTGCTTGCGAATGAGATTGAGTGTGTTCATTGGTTTACTCCTAAAGTAGTTGGATTTTTAGGCCCGTTCCTTTAGTCGTTTGCGTCCCAATAGCAGTGTGGTGTT